ACAACCTATACGCAGAACTTCTTCAAGGACTACAAACAGGGTCTGCCCTTCATTGAAGCCATCGACCAAGAGTTCAAGCAGCTCGTGCCCCAGGCCCATAAGAAGCAGTATCAACGGATCCATGGCTTACCGACTTACCAGATCAACGATACTGCCTTTTCGTCGGTCACTATTAATCGGAACTTTCGGACAGCCCTTCACAAAGACGCAGGGGATTTCAAGGACGGATATGGCAATCTAACGGTTCTCGAACGAGGTAAGTATCATGGCGGCGAAACACTCTTTCCCCAGTTTGGCGTGGGATTTAATCTGAGAACGGGTGATTTTATTGCGATGGATGTGCATCAGTGGCACTGCAATACGGCAATGTATGAAACGGCAGAAGACAAGGCCTTCAATAAGACTCTGGATCCCATTAAATACTATAAGACGAAGACGGGCACCCATGGCGCAGAACATCCCTTTACGCGCATCTCCTTTGTCTGTTACGTGCGGGAGGACTTAAAGGATTGTGACTCGGCCAAGACGAAGGCCTATTACAAACGAATCGGGTTTGATGAAAAGTCTAAGGAGTGAATGAGTATAGGATCAGATGTCTGAGGAGGAGTTTTTTAGAGGCAATTTAGAAGTTCGGAAGGCACTTATTCAGGCCTTGGAGACAAAGGAGCCTATTTTAATTGGGCGCACGTCCATTGGAGCAGAGGCGGAGATCTGTTTGGATTTTGTGAAAAAGCAATTCCCCCAACTCCATTTGCAACAGCTCGTGAATAATTCGGGGATCTTTGTCAAGACACAGGAGGATATTCGAGAGTATGTGACGGCTATGATGCGCTCCTTCCAGCATTCCACGCTCATTGGAATCTGGGATCGACCTGGTTGGCCGGCGCAGGACTTTCTTGTGAATATTTCCAAGAAGCCTACCGTTCAGGCTCAGGCCCTGGAACCCTTTTATTTTTTGGGCAGAGATAACTGGATGGAACCACTCAAGGGCAAATCAGTTCTAATTATTAGTCCCTTTGCAAAGACCTTCCAGGAACAGATTGATTCAGGAAGAATGGCTCAGGCCTTTGACTCGGAATGGTTCAAAGGCACAACCTTTTCGTTTTGTAAGCCACCGCTCACTCTTGCAGGGAATCATGGCGAGGTTCTATGGCAAGATCGCATGAAGGAGTTCAAAGGGCGGCTCAGGGCGCAGATTGCTCAACAAAAGCCCGATGTCTGTTTGGCGTCCTGTGGCGGCTATGGAATGCCGATCTGTGATTTCCTAGTTCAGGAACTCGGTGTCAGTGCCATTTATGTAGGAGGGGCTCTTCAACTCTTCTTTGGCGTAATGGGGAGTCGATGGACTACTAATGAGACGATTCAGAAATATGTCAAGGCCTGTCCAAGCGCTTGGATCAGGCCATCCGAAGAGGAGAGGCCCCCGAATCTGCAACGGGTAGAAGGGGGTTGCTACTGGTAAGATGGGGGCCAAAGGCCCCCATCTTAGATTTAAATAGTATCTGGTCCTGGGCCCAGATACTATTTACTGGTAGGAGGATTGGACTCTTCGTCCAATCCTCAAAGTTAAATGATGGATAGTCCCCCTAAAGGGGGACTATCGATTATGCATTAACTATTAGATTTAATATTGATTTTATACATACCTCTATAAATTTAGAGATTAATGCATAATCGATGGCCTGCGCAGCAGGTCATCCATCATTTAATCTCTAGACTTTGGACGAAGAGTCCAAAGTCTCCAAAGTCCCCAAAGTCTTTATCTATTGTGTATGCAGAGTTCTCTATGCAATACACCATGGATATGTTTGGTCTATCACCTTCTTCATCATACTCTAGTGGTAGTTATACGGCATCTAGTATTGATATGTTTGATACAAGCACTATGGGATTATCAGGATTTATTGGCTATATGATTGCAATCCTACTTGTTCTACTTGTCCTACTAGCATTTATACATTATACAATTACCCCTATTTTTCAATTACAACCAGGCGGACCAGGGCTTATTCGTATCCCCTTTATGGACTCCAGAGAAAAATACTGGATCCCTTCCTCAGTCCCTTATACTGTCCCTGATATAAGTAATTGTGCTGTTAATAAAGCAGTCCTAGCATCCAATTGGTCCATGTCTCTGGATATCTGTATTATGAATCCTCAGCAACGTGTAATGCTTTCAGGAAAACCAGGATTCCGTCTTATATTTAATCGCGGCGGATCCACACCTGCCACCTCCACGGATGATGGGTCTATATCCTCCACATGGACCGGTTATAATCTAGCAGTTGGACTACTAAAAGATACAAATGATCTGCTTGTCTCTGTTATAAATGGAAAGGGCAATCCAGAGAACATCTTTATTTCAAATATTCCCGTTCAACGACCTTTCCGTCTTGGTATAGTGGTTATGGACAATGCATTTGAAGTTTATATAAATGGCAAACTAGCAAAGACACGCAAATTAGTGACATCTATTCCTGCATTATCCTCTACAACTCCATCACCACTTTTCCAGGGCCCCCAGGGATCCACTATGAATCAGGTGGCCCGGGTAGGTAATCTCCTTCTCTGGACGCAAATAGTCAGCCCTTCTGTAATGAAATATGCAACACCGGCTCTTATGCCAACTGTTCCTGGAATGGATAATTTAAACGCTGCTGCAGGCGCCTGTGGATCTACAAGTCCAATTGATTCAATTGGGTCTCTCTTTGCAGATTATGTAGGGGATTCTATAGCGGAACTTTCAAGTATAAAGGGCGTGGAACAAACAGCTAATTCACAAAATGTGCAAACTGCATTAACAACCCTTGGGACTTCTGCACAGGACTCCACAAGTTTAATAAATGCAAATAGTATAATAAATAATCCTCGACAACGGTAGGGTTATGGATTCAATATCAAGTTATTATAGCGGATTTACAGGATCTATGGGATATATGAGTTCTATGGGATCACTCTTGTGGCCAGTTCTTATTTTTACAATTATGGTTATTATTCTAGCAGTTGTCTATTTTAAGAATACTACAAAAATTACACCCCCTATTGACTATATGCCTACAATGACATCCCTATCAAAAGCCACCTATCCCCTTGGTTCAAATCAGACCTATACCATGCTTCAAAGCGGATCCGGTTCAACCTTAGCAGGGCTCTTTCATGTAACATTTGGAGATCGCACAAATCAGTTATCAACAACCACTACCAATGCCTATTCAACTCTATTTGGTGTATATGGCTCTATGGAATTTCAAATTGCACCTGCTAACCTATCTACAACAGATAGTACGGCGCGTTTGCTTATTGCAACACAAAATGGCAAAACTGAGTCAGTGCCTTTGCCACAATTACCGGCTCAGAAATGGGTTTTTATTGCAATTCTACGGGATGGGCGGCGATATGATGTCTTATACAATGACAGAATTGTGGCAAGTCACCGTCTAGATTCTCCTCCCAATACGGGAATTCAAAATCAATTGCAGGTGGGATCCAATCCTGCATCTCCGACTGCCCCTAGTCGATTTCTAGGAAATGTAATTCATGTATTTGCTCTGGATTATCGTATGTCACCCTCTGCTGTTGCAAAACTACGTTCAAAGTATGTGGATACCACAGGAGCCCCTCCTGATCCCCTTCCCTTTCCATTCCCTATTAAGCTTCCTTCATTACAAACCATATGTATTCCCGGTATTCCATGTAATCCTGTGGATAAACCACCGCCAAATCCATTACAGGCTTGGAGTAGTCCCTATGCATAATTTAAATATTAGGTAACTACAGAATTATGGCAGGGATAGTGACCATTGCAATTAATATTTTTATTGCAATTTTAGGATTAATTGTAATTTATTATTTATATAAATACCTGTTTTCGAGTTCTAAAACGTCTGTGAATCTAATTACAGGAAAACAGGATGCCACAAGCTATAGCCCAGCCTCTATTCTGACTGGAAATTTACCCCCACTCTATATGGGAGGTGAATTTGCTATTAGCACATGGTTTAATGTAAATAATTGGGGCTTTGCAAAGGGACGTAATGCATCCATTCTTCGTATTGGAAATCCTGCTACATATGATACACTTCGTATCTACTTGGGCGGCGGTGCTGCTCAATTAATGATACGGCTTGATACACATCAGACAGCTACAAGCGTTGATTATCTGTCAAATGCAGATACAACACAGATTAATGATGCATCGATTGTATTTTCACAAAATAAGACATTAATGGGCACTACACCTATAGCCTCTTCCTCCAATGCATGTGATGTTGTGCATATTGATCTCCAGCGATGGATAAATCTAGTTGTCAGTGTAAATGGAATGACCTGTGATGTGTATATAGACGGAAAGCTGGTTCGTTCTTGTCTCCTAGATAACTACTACAACGTAGATCCACGATACCAGTTATCAATTTTGGATAATGGAGGCTTCGGCGGCTATATCTCTACGACACAGATGTATGGTCAAGCATTGAGCCCCGACATAGTGTATCAGAACTACATGGCTGGCCCTGAGCCAGTTGGTAATTTCTGGGACTATTTGACATCCTTCTTCTCGACCACTATAAACTACTAAAATAGATTCTTAACACTACTGTAGAGTAGAATGAGTGCAAGCATGTCAGGATCTTTTATTATGGGAGGTTCTTCATCCTATCTTACAGAGGGAATAATAGGACTTGCTGCCGCAGCAGTATTATATATGGCCCTTGGATCCTTTGAGCTCTTGTCTAATTATATAAATCGATTAGAAGCAAATCGTGTCAATCTTCTCCCTCATAGCTATTTAATGGCATCTAGGACAAAGCAGATTGTTCAGAATCCTAACCTTTCTAAATCCAAGACAGCAACTCTGTCTATTAATGAGGGGACAGGTGTTGAATTTACCTATAGTTTCTTTCTCCAAGTTCCTCAGTCGGCTTTTAATGGATCAGGAACGATTGGATTAAACCATATCTTTCACAAGGGGTCCCCTAGCCAGTATCCCTTGCTAGGTCCCGGTGTTTATATGCATAATGAGATTAATACAATGCGTATCTACATGAATTCCTATGATACTTGGAATAACTATGTGGAAGTTCCCAACTTTCCAATTGGCAAATGGTGTCATGTGGTTATCTTGTGTCGTTCTATGCATTTAGAGATCTATGTCAATGGAAATATTGTGAGTCGCTTAGGATTCAACATCGCACCGCCCTATCAGAATTACGGAGATGTTTATGCATTCTCGAATCGCAAACCCAATGCCCTCCCCGCTACATTACCAAGCCTGCAAGGGGATACCTTTAATATTTTGGGGGTCTGCCAAGGCATGTTAAGTCGCTTAACTTATTTCAATTATGCATTGAGCTATTCTGAGATTACAAAAGTCATGAATGAGGGCCCCTCATCAAAAATGGATTCAGAAGATGGAGCAAAAGCAACAACCTATTTGATTGATAACTGGTGGACGGCAGATTTTACCCAATGATCTTTAATCGCTGTGCGATTAAAGATCCCAAAGGACTTTAACCCGATGGGTTAAAGTGCCCAAAGGACTTTAACCCATCGGGTTAAAGTCCCCAAATATACTTTACCCCTATCATCTCTAAAAGACTTTTAAAGATTATAGTGAAGCGCAAGTTAAAGAGAATATACTATAGCAAAATTAGCTATGCCTGGGGGTGGTCTGTATGTTCTCGTAGCCTACGGAGCGCAAAATGTGCTCTTGAGTGGGAATCCAGACTTTACCTACTTCTACAAAAACTACAAAAAATACACGCACTTTTCGGAGGAATCCGTCACACAAGCCATGGATGGCATCCAAGAACTCTCCATCGACCAGCCCATCCAAGTCCGACTGAAAGTGCAGCGTGTAGCCGATCTTGTCCGTGACATGTATCTTGTAGTAAATATTCCCGATATCTACTGTAAATGGTTGGATTTGAATAATACTTCTGTGAATCGCAATTCTCAACTAAATTTCAACTGGACGCGCTATCTCGGCTGCCAACTCATTCAGCAGATTGGTTTTTATATTGGCGGCCAAAAGATCCAGGAGTTTGATGGAACGTATATGATTGCCAAGGCCCAGGCCGATCTGAATTTTGATGACTTTCAGAAGTGGCGGCGACTCGTGGGAGATGTCCCTGAATTCTATAATCCTGCAGCAGGCCTATATGCAGGTGGATCCATGGGTGCAGGATATCCCCTCGTATATCCTGATCCATCCGGTGGAAATATCAATCGTCCCTCCATTTTCGGTCGCGAACTCATGATTCCCCTGCCCTTCTGGTTCACCGAGGCCACCTTCAATGCCCTTCCTCTTCTATCGATGCAGTATCAAGAGTGTGAAGTTCAAATCACATTTAATCCTATTAATCAACTCTACCAGTTACTGGATGCTAATGGGCAGACAGTCGCCCCCGGCTTTCTTCAGGTGCCCCCCCCTGCAAATCAACCTGCAAATCCCTCCTATGTGCAATCCAATTCCCCCTATGACAATATTGGTCTTTTTTTAACGGATTGGACAGTGGCCCCCCCTCTGATTTCTACATGGCCCCTCAATCCCCGCATCCAATCCACCTATATCTATTTAACCGATGAGGAGCGCACCAAATTTGCATCCACGCCTCTTCAGTATGTGGTGCATCAAATCACACCCTATACGTTTAATGGTCTTCTGAATCGGCAATTTGCAGAACTGCGAACCCATAATCCAATTAATCGCCTATTTATTGTGCCGAGTCGCTCCGATTCCTTGACCTTTCGAAATGATGTGGCCAACTGGACCAATTGGCCCACTGCCTCAAAAGCACCTTATATATCCCCTACGACTCAATACCCGCCCTATATTGTTTTTGCAGAGGCCACAGGAAAACTTGTGCAGGTGGCAGGACAGCGGCCGATTCTTCAAACTCTACGGATCTTGGGAGACGGAAATGAGCTACAGGAGGAGAAGCCCATTCAGTATTATACGGATGTGGTTGCCTGGAAGTATCTTACGGGGCAACCCGATCCCAATCTAGTGGTCTATCCCTTTGGCCTCCATTCACCTGGCACTCAGCCCGACGGATCATTGAATTCGAGTCGTGTGCGACTCTTGCAAGTCGATCTGAACCCCTATCCGTTACTTGCTGATACACAATACAGTTATAATTTTACCATCTACGTTGAAAATATCAATTGGGTTACCATCAGCAGTGGATTGGGGGGACTTAAATATGCATTGTAAAATGTCTCTGATTAAAAGAGTATGGATACTGTTGCCCCCTTTATTAATACAAGTATTCAATATATAAAAGGGTTTAATCCACTTAATACTACCTTGTTTAAAACTGTTTCAGGATTTTCAATATTTAGTTCCAAGCCAAAAGATGTGTCAGGTGCAATGGATGTGTCAGGACGTGATGGGTCAGGAGGAGAGGCCTTTGATGATACTCCAACACCTCCTCCTGGAATTATGAGCGCTATACTAGCGGTTGTAATAAACCCGAATGGCACCACAATCCTGAATTTAATTATGATATTGTTGTATTATATTTTGATTATCATGTTGGCCAGTTTTGTTGCAAATAGTCTTATATTTGCACATTGGGGCTTACGATTATTTGGATTCATCTTTATCTTGTATTTAACACAAAATTCACCTGTATATGTTGTCCCTCTCTCGGCCTATTTTATCATACGAGCACTCCGAAATGGATATCTAAATTTTAGAGATAAACCAACGAATACACTCTCACTCTTTCCCCCCCATTATGCTATCCTTCCTATCATGACATGCCGTGGAACAAAGATGGATTTTTTAAATCCATTCTGTTATTTTAAAAAGGGACATGATCCAAAGGATGCTAAATTCCATTTTTTTAAATTAGATGAATCAATCCATAAGGCAGATTTAGATTCGGCAGTTCCTGGTATTAAGCAAATTAAGAGTCAATACCCAACTCTTGCAACAAAATTTCTTGAATTTCTTAAAGAGATAAATAGGTCCAATATTATTGTAAGTGGCGTTTCTAAGGAATCTGTGAATCAAGAGACTACCGATGTAAAGGCGGAGCGTGATGCAATTGAACAACATATTACAGCGACAATTGCAAAGACAACTGGTGAAAAAGCAGTTGATTATATTAAAACACTTGGACAGGCCGCACCTGCAAAAGGGGCCTCTGTCTAATAACCTAAACACTCACATTGCTAATCTATAGAATGAAGCCCTTTGTATCCGTCTTAACGCCTACTTACAATCGCCGCAAGTTCATTCCTGCAATGATTTCGATGTATAAGGCTCAAGGATATCCAAAAGATCGCATGGAGTGGATCATTATTGATGATGGCACGGATAAGGTGGGGGATCTCTTTGCAGAGGCCTCTAAGACTATTCCTAATATCAAGTATATTCCATTAACGGAAAAGCTTCTCATTGGCCAGAAGCGCAATATGCTTAATGATTCGGCAAAAGGGGATATTATGATTGCCATGGATGATGATGACTATTATCCCCCTGATCGTGTCAGCCATGTTGTTCTAAAGTTTACTCAGCAACCTCATATGCAATTGGCTGGGTCCTCTGAGATGTATTTGTATTTCAGGACAGACGGAAAGATTATTAAGGCAGGTCCTTATAATCCCAATCACTGCACAAATGGAACCATGGCTTACAGACGGGCCTATATGCTTACGCATCGCTATGATGAGAAACAGACCCATGCAGAGGAGAAGTCCTTCTTAGACGACTATAAGAATCCCATGATTCAGCTCGACCCCTTTAAGTGTATTCTAGTCATGTGCCATGCGGATAATACATTTGATAAGAATAATTTGCGGGATTCCAAGAATCCTATGCTCAAAGATACGGAGATGAGTTTGAAAACCTTTATCAAGGACAAGACGCTTCGTGAGTTTTTTGCTAACTGCTAGTAGGCTTGTGTTCTACACACAAGCCTAAGAATTAGTCGGTCATCGATTATGCATTAAAGTTTAAGATTTTGATCTAGATCTAAAGACTTGACTGAACATTATCCTTATGGAAGCATCCCATATCAATAATGTATTAAAAAATTCCATCAACTATGAGGGATCTCCTCCCACAATTGATATGCCCCATCTTCGGATACAACTCTATCCTCATCAAATCCAATTAATCCATGCCATGAGACACCATAAGTCCAGAATGTTGTATGGATTTCCCTATGAAAATGAGTATATTACAGGAAAAGTCGGCATTATAGCAGATCCTCCTGGGTCAGGCAAGTCTCTTGTTGCACTCGCCTATTTGGGACTTAAAGAAAATCCACAACCCTGGTTCGGTGAATTAAATACAGATTCGAATCGCTATTTCTCGAGCCGCATACTCCCTGTTCGTCAAGATAGTTCTTCTGTCAATGTTATTCTTGTCCCCCCCACACTCCTTCAGCAATGGCAACAAGAAATTGAAACACATACACGACTGGTGCCATTTGTTATAGGGAATCGCCGCATTCTACGTAATAATTCTACTTACCAGCAGATGTTAGCAAGTGATCTTATTTTAATTACGAGTAGGGTCTGGAAAGAGGTCTATACCTATACACAGCAACATAGAATTCTATGGAATAATCTGTTTATTGACGAGGCCACGAGCATCTATCTACATCCCAATGATGGTGTACCCAACTTTCAGTTCCTATGGCTCATTACATCGAATTGGATGTCGCTTCAGTTTCGCAATCAACATGTGACGGTTACGGATCTTTCACAGAATCAGACCTATTACTGTGCAACGGAATCCAGTTCCTTTTATCGTCATTTGATTCCTTGGTCGCATCCTTATCGCCACCTTCTTGTTCTGCGAAATCACTCTGAAACACAATACCCCTATCCGTCTCTCTTAAAAACAGAAATTGTCTGTCGTCAGCAATATACACTTTTAAATCTTCCCCAGACACTTCTTGGAACAAATTATGATGGGCTCACACATGAACGAATGCCGATAGTTATGGCTGCACTTAGTATGAGCCCCTATACGACGGAAAGGATAAAGGAGTTGTATGGTCGATCCGATTTGATTGATTTAAAGAGAGAAGATGATTGCTCTATCTGTTTAGATAAGCCCAAGAATACCGTAATTTTGCCTTGTTGCATGAATCTGTTCTGTGGGGCCTGTATTTTACGACAGTTGATTATGAGCGGTCAGTGCCCCACCTGTCGATCAGCTTTGACCTTGTCAAATCTGCACCCTTTGAATGATACAGATTTGTCGCAGAATTCGATTATTCATATGACAAAACAGGATGCCTGTTTAAATTATATCCGTAAGTTCTGTGATAGCAGTAATTCATTTCTGGTCTATACCTTGTATGATAATATCTATTATCAGATGCAGCCGAAGTTTGAGGAGGCGGGGATTTCCTGTGATTTTATAGAGGCGAATCGCTTTACAAAAACGGTCTCGAATTTTAATAATGGAAATACAAAGGTGCTTTTTATTTCGAATATTGATTTTTTACGAGGTCTTACTCTAAAAGCAACGCATTTACTGCTTTTTTACGCAGTACCTTCTTACGAACGGGAACAGATACTGGTCCATTCTGTCCAGAGGGTGGGCTCAACGGAGCCAAAACAGCTGGTGCAGCTTGTGACAGCCCTTGAGTAGCCAATAAAGGCAGTCCTAAGGTATCCTTTAACTTTCCCGTTTGATAGGTTGCCCATTGAGTAATGCATCGAAAGGGCACTCGTTCTTCATTGGATACACGATTCATTTCCTTCCAGGAATTAAAGAGAGCTGATTGCTTCGTCAGAACCTGTGTATAGACAAGTTCATTCAGGCCAGGAATAGTATCAGGTTTTGGACTGCCTTGTAGGATGATATTAGGATATTTGAGTTTCAAATGATACGAAAGCGGCAACAGATTCCAGCACTGATGAAAGAAGGCCCAGAAATCGGCCCTGTCTGACCAGCGAATATATTCAAGAATCTGTTCATAGAGTTCAAAGGGCGCTTTTTGAAGATAGAGGGGTAGATTCTGATGAAAGAGAAGGCCTGCCAGATTGGCATCTTTGGTTTCAAGATCTAGTTCATCAGAGGCCCCCCATTTTTCAAAGAGCGTGAACCAGGCGGCCCGAATTGCAATATGAATATTCTTGTCATATTCGTCCTGTTTATTTTGTTCATAGGCCTCTCGTGTCCCTTCACACAAGAGGCCCTGGCTGACCTTACGTATATCGCCCAGTTTATAGAGGGATTCTGAAATAGCCACTTTGTAGAATTGGTCGAGTGCCTCCTTCTTTGGCATGGCCACATGCTTTACAAGACAGTGCTTGAGTAACTGTTGCATAACACGACCCTCCATGACATTACAAATAAGGAAAAGGGGGGCATCCTCCTTAAATAAACGCTTTGATTTCAAATAGTCCAGGAGTTCTTGGAGGCCTCCTTTTTCTCCTTGTGATAAACCGTCCATTTCATCGAGTAGAATAGCCCGTCCATTGGGTGTGGAGGGATGGATAAGGGCGGATATACCGGGTTCCACAAGGAGAGGGAGAATGGTCTGACGAAAAGAACTCCCTGTCCGTGTATGAGAGGCATTAAATTCTTGAATCCAGAACTTGGCGGCCTTGCAGGTTCGATAGACCATGGTAGTCTTTCCAATTCCAGGAGGGCCAATTAAGAGGAACGCCGGATGGGATCGTTCTTTTAACCATTTCAACATGGCTTCTTCAATTTCAGGATGAAGACACGCTGTTTCTTGCTCCGCTTGACTTGTGCGCATTCTTAAGTTTATTAACATTCAGACTTTTAGGTTCATCTACAGATGGCGGCCTGTGCCGCACCACCACCTGATATGATAGATCCTGCACTATAACAGTTCTCACCATCATAGATCCCTTCCCATGTTAAACCAGCTGTCTGTAATCTATTGCAGAGGTGTGTAGGGGTTTCTCCAGCAATCTGTATGGGGAAGAAATCAGATGTGCTCATAGTATTTGCAGCATCAGCTGTTATAGTTCCAGTAGGATGTGCTCTAGGAGTTCCAGAAGAGGGGAGTTTTAGAAAGGCACTGTTGCGGCTAACACCAATTGCATCTACACACCCTTTGATAGCGGGTATTGATCCATCTTTAGGAAAGGTATATGCAGTAAGAAAATCGGGACATGTATTCATAGCAGGAGGCCATTGAACGTCCTTATGCGAATAGGGGCCGTCGGGGCCAAACCAACGTTGTCCGTATACTAAAAATATGAAGAGTGAAAGGGGTATAAATATAGCCATGACTATATATTTATTGGCTGACATGGCAAACGAGATAACTGCAAATTCAACTAGAATCACCATTAAAATATAGAAAAGTAGTTGTATATTAAAATTACCAAATATAGTTTGTGTAGAACCACCTGACTTAATAGTGGCAGTGCTTGACGTAATACCCATTCCTCTATTTATGAGTTAATAAATAAACTAGTAGGGTGTATTTAATTACACCCTACTAGTTTTAATACCGTAGCCATTTTGCAAAGCTACATTGCTCATCCGTAGCGAACAGGACCACTTTGTGGTCCGCTTCACTGAGTATAGTCGCAATGTAGCAAAGCTACATTGCTCATCCGTAGCGAATCAAGCCCTGTGCAATACCCAATCCTCGTGCCCCTGTTTCAAAATAAAAGTTTTGAAATCCCGTATCTATCAAAGAACTCGGTGCCACATTTCCTGCAACACCTTCCGAAGTTGGCTGCCAGACACCAGCAGTAGCATTGGAAGAGGTCCATGCCAACCCTCCTACACCTGTTGTCAAGTTTCCATCTAGCTTGAGAAGCTGGATGCGACGGAAGGTGCGACCCGAACTCAGAATCGTCTTGCCCATATCACGAAAGATATTTAATGTTCCAGATGCATCTATGCCTAAGTTGGCAGCAGGAATATTGGAAGCCGTAAAATTACCCGCAGCAGCACCTGAGACATAGCTTGTTGTAGCAGAAGTTGCATTTGCAGTAAAATAGTAAAGATTTAATTGAGCAGTGGGATTGATTGCAATAAAATACTGAGAGTCAGAAGGAATTTGCTTTAAAAATCGTGAAACAGATGACATTTCTCTGTATATATGTGGGAAACTATTTATTAACTATTTTAATAGTTGATAAATAGTATGCAATGTAGGGAACACAAGAAAAATGCGAACAGGACCACTTCATAAGGGTTCCACAGTCTAGCTTTGCTAGACTGTTTAACCGTAGCGAACAGGCCAAAAAACCGAACCGGTTTTTTGGCTGCTGCGCTGAGGATACTAACCTCCACAAAGTGGAGGTTACTAACCGTAGCGAACCAGGCCCTGTGCAATACCCAGACCACGAGCGCCGGTCTCGAAGAAGAAGGTGCCGAAGTCGCCTCCCGTATTGGCTGCAGTGGTGGGGCTGCCAACAACACCCTCATTGGATGGCTGCCAGACACCCGCAGTCGTGGTTCCAGCGGAGGTCCATCCATAGCCACCCGCACCCGTGACCTTGTTGCCATCGAGCGCCAAGAGCTGAACACCACGGAAGGTGCGGCCCGAAGACATGAGAGTCTGGCCCATGTCACGGAAGATGCTGAGGGTGCCAGACGCATCCGTGGCACCCACCGTAACGTTGGAGCTTACAAAACGACCAGCAAGAGCACCCGACACATAGGAGGTCGTAGAGGCAGCCGCATCACTAACTAAATAGTAGAGGTTGAGGGGAGTGGTAGCGGGGAGGAGGCTGATAAAATACTGGGAATCGGCGGGGATCTGCTTTGTGCGGGCAAGGACTGAGCTCATTGTATATTCCTAGATGAGAATAAAAAATTGGCAAGATTCAGAAATGGCGACTCGGCATCCGTCTGATTTTCAGCTTCCGTATACAGAATACGCATTAAATGGACAGAATGGCCGTATCAACTTCTCCACAGCAACAGGAGGCCCTGAGGGCGCCGGTGGAACCCTCAATGTTCCAGGATTCGACTATGGCAAGAAGGCCGAGGCCAACTTTGTAGGGGATATGCTCCGGGGAAATATGACCCCCTCGGAGGTGGCCATGGCCTTCTTTACAACCTGCAATGTCGAAACCATTCAAGAGGCTATCCGTAAGGAAGTCTATATTCGTTCAGGGCCTAAGAAATACACGATTGATGATCAAGATGTAGATGAACTCAAAATGGTAATGCGCGGAATGTATTATCAGTATGCAAAAAATAACACCTTTGATATTGCCGGTCAGGTCAAAGAACTCAATAAGCTGGTGGTCGATTGGTCGGCGCCCCGTATTCTCAGTGAGATCGATCACTATCACTATTACTTAAATGACATTAGTCACTTGCCGGTGCCCATGATGCAGCCAGTGTCGATGTCATCAGCCGGTGCCAAGTCGCTGCCGTTTCAGCCCTTCATGTAGACTTGGGCGTATGCCCAAGTCTAGTCTAAGTTTCTATACCAGGCATAGCCTGGTATAGAAACTTTCATGTGAGGGACATCAGGTCCCGCAAAGCGGGACCTGCCTCCCTCATACTCCCTGTTCATTTATAGCCCATTGATTATGTATTAATCCCTAGGCCTTTACTGCAACCGTTTTGCGTTTCACAACGGTTACAGCCCTCTTCTTCTTCGGTGCCGGTGTGCCCGAGCCTCCATCGCCCTTCATCTCCTCCTCTCGTACCTCCTTGTATTGGGCCCATGCCGCCCCAAACTCCTCCAGATCCTTGAGCCACATAGTCGCCGGTGTGGCCCTCTCAAGCTCCACCATAGCTTCCCTCTTGACTCGGACCTCCTCGTCTAGCTCCGCAATGGCCGACTTCTTGACCCTATCCATCGGAAGGCGCAACACATACCGATACGACTCATAGGCATCAGGCTCCAAGGGATTGGACAAGGGTGGGATGCCGCAGGTCTTGAGCATTCCAATAATCTCTGATTCCTCCTTGCGCATTAACACAACCCGTCCATCCAACATGGCCTGGAGAAAGGCCCTCTTGGCCTCCAGCTCCGCGGCCTCCTTGCCCAGCTGTTCCAGCTGCTTGAGCCGCCTCTGTTCATAGAGCGGCAACCTCTGTCCTACAAAGGCCTCCAGAATATCACCAATTGTTTCGTATTTCTGCATCGTAAAGTCGGCATCAAAGCAGTGCATATTGGACGTCTTCCAATAGCTGAAGAGCCTGAAGTTCTTCTCAAAGACATCCGGCTTCTCCGCAGCATCGTCAAAGCCCTCTTCCGTCATATAGAGCACGAACTTGATCTTGACACCCACGGACAGGTCATCAAAGTTCTTCAGACCAAAGGGTGTTAGCTCCTTGACTAGAAGGCCATCCAGATAGGCCTTGTAGGGCTTTGTCCATTGACCCACAGGTAGCTCATCGACGGTAATGGTCTTCTTCTCCTCATCAAAGCTGTAAGTGGCACGCGTATGCCATGTGCAACTGTCAATTCGCTTCAAAAGCCCCTTGAAGCCGAACCACCAGGGATCCAGCGCCCTCCCTGCAAGAGTCGTCAGAGATCCCTTGAGTCTGTGCTGGAGAAGGGTCAGAATGTCTTCTGGATTATGAGGAGGAATGTCGGTCGAGTAACCTGTGCCAACGCCCACACACCCGTTGATAGCCAGTAGGGGCACCACGGGCAAATAGTATTCAGGCTCTACCTTCTGTCCGTCGTCTTCCATAGCCTTCAACAGAATCTGGTCCTCCTTCCGAAACAGCGTATCCACAATGGGCTCCAGTTGGGTATGAATATACCTTGGACTTGCTGCATCCTTGCCGCCCTCCAACCGAGACCCAAATTGACCAATCGGCTTCAGGAAGTGGATGTTGTTGGAGCCCATAAAGTTCTGGGCCATGCCTACGATTGTTCCATTTAGAGAAGCCTCACCATGGTGATAAGCGGCATGTTCAGAAACATAGCCTGTCAGCTGGGCCACACGAACCTCTTGGCGGAGCCCCCGCTTAAAGCAACCAAACATGATCTTTCGCTGACTCGGTTTGAAACCGTCCATCAAATGAGGAATCGAGCGAATATTGTCCGCATGACTGAAATGGATCAGCTGTCCATCAACAAACCCCTTAAAGGTGGCCTTTCCGTCGGCCACAGGCATCATCTTTTCGGGCTCATACTTCTTGAGCCACTCCTTGCGTTCATTGGAGTTGTCCTTGCCAAAGGCCATGATTAAGGCGTCATTGGAAGGCTTTCCCTCCCATTCATACTTGATCTCATGAAGATCACGAAACCACTCTCTGGCTTCAGCAGGAGTGGATGTTCCTAGTCCCTTGTAATACTTCACGTGCCAACCCATAAGAGAATGCGTATCCTTCCAGACCGTGTAGTCCTGCATCCTGTAAAAGGGCACCACGGAGGAGCCCTTAGAAGCCTTCAAGAGAGGCGTGGAAAGAGTGCAGATGTAGCCAAGCTCTAGAAGCTGGGGCCACTCAGTATGGAAGATGTTCATGACGAGGCCCTTGATGTGAGACCCATCATCATCTTTATCCGCCATAATCATGACGCGACCATACCGCAGATCCTTTGTGGATCGATAGACCTTGCGTTGCTCCAAGCCAAGGATCAACTTGAGATTCTTGAGCTCCACATTGGCATTAAACTTTTGGACACTGATTTCACGAACATTCAGTGGCTTGCCTCGCAAAGGAAAGACGCCCCAGAAGTCACGGCCTACCACCTCGAGTCCTGCATTGGCTGAGGCGGCGGCTGAATCTCCCTCCGTCAGAATCAAGGTGCATTTGTCGCTCTGATTGGTTCCTGCATACAGAGCATCATCGCACTTGGGCACACCTCGTAGAGTCCGCTTCTTAGATCCGTCGGTCTTCTTG